AACATACCTTTGTAACACCAACAGGTGTTGCCGGCACTTTTTCTTTAGGCACAACAACGGTAACAGGGACAGCGCTTGTTACACCAAGTGGTGTTCAAGCAACTTTTTCTGTAGGATCTGTCACTGTTAGTGTAGTCACTGAGGTTCCAGTCACTGGATTGGCAATGACTTCTAGTGTTGGATCAGTAACCGTCACTGGTACGGCTGTAGTTTCACCAACTGGTTTAGCTATTACCTCGTCCCTTGGAACGGTAACTGTCACCGGTTCTGCTGTTGTTACACCAACAGGAGTTCCAGCTACATTTAGTTTAGGCGATGTAAGTGTTAGTGGTACAGCTGTTGTATCACCAACTGGAGTTTCCTCGACATTTAGCGTTGGAGATGTTACATTAGAATCTAGGTATTTTCCTGCTGGTGTTCAAGCAACCTTTGGTCTTGGCACGGTTACTGTTACTGGATCTGCCGTTGTAATTCCAACAGGTGTTGCAATAACTACCCAAGTAGGAGATCCTAAACTAACAATCTGGAATGGTGTAGATGATTCCAGCACAAACACATGGACTGTCGTTCCAACAGGATAAGGAGATAATATGGCTGATTCGACAATATTAAATTTAGACCTCCAGACCACTGGTGCAAACGCTGGTACATGGGGATCTAAAACAAACGATAACTTAGAAAAAATAGAAAACGCAATTAAGGGGTATACATCTGTAGCTATTACAGGGACATCCCAGGCGTTAACTGTTGCTAGTGGTGGTACAGGTGACCAACAAAGTAGAGCAGTTTTAAATTTAACAGGAACACTTGGTGGTGCAACAGCACTAACTTGTGAAGCAAATCCTAACTGGTATGTCATAAAAGATTCAACAACAAGAGCTGGTAATTCGCTTACTTTTGGTCCTTCTGGTGGAACAGCAGTAACACTTACTTCTGGTTGTTTACATTTTATTTATACGGATGGATCCGTTGCTTATCATATTCCAGAAAATTTACCTAACTTAACATTGTCAGGAACGTTAAATGTTGCTGGTGATGTATCATTAGATGGTGGCGCATTTGTATTTAACCAAGCTGGTGCAGATAAAGATGCAATATTTGAAGGAGATACAGATACAACTCTTTTACAAACAGACGCAAGTACAGATCGTGTTGGTGTGGGAATTGGTTCTCCTACTGGTAAATTACATGTTAGACAAGCTTCAGCTACAGGTGCAGAACCTGTTATTAAACTTGAACAATTAGATCAAGATTATGCTTTCACAGATTATGTGGGCACAGCAGCAGGAGATGCTACTAAAAGTATATCTACTTCAACAGCATCAGCTAATGCAAAATACGGAGCCGTTAGGGTAAAAATTAATGGTACCGATAAATGGATTCGAATATACGATGGCCCTGAATAGGAGACTAAATGGCTCTTATAAAAGTTCAAATTATACCTGGAATAGATAAACAAGATACCGAATATGGTGCCGAAGGCAAATGGGTTGATTGTGATAATGTTAGATTCAGGTATGGTCTTCCAGAAAAAATAGGTGGTTGGTCAAAAGTAAACACAAGTGCACTTGTTGGTTCAGCACGTGGTATTATAACTTGGTTTTCTTTAGATGGAGACCAATACACCATTACCGGAACAAATAAAAAACTTTACGCTTATCAAAACCAAGCGTGGTATGACATCACACCAATAAGAGAAAGTGGTGCATCCATCACTAATTTTACAACAACATCAGGATCTACAACTGTTACCGTAACAGACGCTACCCATGGTGCTATCGAAGGTGACTTTGTTACTATATCTAGTGTGTCAGGCACAGCGAATGGAATTACAGCTGCTAATCTACAAGGTGAATTTGAAATACAATCAGTTACCGATACAAACAATTATGTTATTACAGCAAAAGCAGCAGCTTCTGGCACTGGAGCAAGTGGTGTTACAGGCACGGCAGAATATCAAATAAATACTAACCCAGCTTTTTCTGTTTTAGGATATGGTTGGGGTACTGGACCATGGGGTGGTGTTGGTAGTGGGCCTGGTTGGGGCACATCACGTGCATCTCTTTCTGGGTCAAATAACGTTCAACTAGATTCAGGTAAATGGTCACTTGATAACTGGGGTGAAGATGTATTAGCACAACAGCTTAATGGTGGTTTATATTACTGGGATACTTCTGCAAGTACTTCAACAGTTCAACGTGCAGTTAGTTCTACCGTATCGAACGCACCTACATCTAGTAGGTTTGCATTAGTTTCTGGTACAGATAGACATGTCATTTGCTTTGGAACAGAGACAACAATAGGAACTGCATCAACTAGAGATGATATGTTTATACGTTGGTCTGACCAAGAAAATTTAAATGAATGGGCACCTACTGCTACAAACACTGCAGGCTCACAAAGATTAACAGATGGATCAAAACTTGTTTCCGCTAAACGTTCACGTGGTGCTGTATTAATTTGGTCTGATACTGCTTTATACCAAATGCAATTAATTGGAGCTCCATTTACTTTTGGTTTTCAACAGTTAGGTTCTGCTTGTGGATGTGTAGGATTACACGCAGCTGTGGAATCTAATGGTAGATCATTCTGGATGGGCATTGATTCATTCTTCATGTTTGATGGTTCGGTACAAAAAATACCGTGCAGCGTAGAAGATTATGTATTTAAAGATATAGATGAAGCGTCACAAAAAGACACTTTTGCAGGATTAAATACAGAGTTCAATGAAGTTACATGGTTCTATTGTTCTAGTGGATCTAATATTATTAATCGTTGTGTGACGTATAACTATGCAGAAAGAGTATGGAGCATAGGAACTTTATCTCGTTCTTCTTGGGCCGATAAAGGTGTGTATGGTTTTCCATATGCAATGGGATTTAATTCTACAGATACCGCTGCTACGATTAGTACAATTACAGGTTTAACAGAAGGTAGAAGCTATATGTATGCACAAGAAAACGGAAATGATGCAGATGGATCAGCACTTGAATCACATGTTACATCGGGTGATTTTGTTATACCGCAAGCTGGTGAACGTCTGATGTCAATTAAAAGATTTATACCTGATTTTAAAAATCAAAAAGGAACTGTTAATGTAAACCTTAACTTTAAATTATATCCTACAAGTAATACCGCAACTAACGGACCTTATGCAGTTACAACATCAACAACTAAAGTTGATACACGTGCACGTGGAAGACAAGCTTCCATAAAAATTTCTACATCAGCTATTGATACAACATGGCGTTATGGAACTTATCGTGCAGAAATACAACCTGACGGAATGAGATAATGGCACAAATAAATATACCACGATTACCACAAGCACCGGATGAATATAATAAGGGTCAAATTGATCAGATGATTCAATCATTAGATCTACTTATTCAATTATTAAATAGCTCTTACACACCGGAAACTCTTAGGAATGAAGATGAAGCTTTTAACTGGTTTATTGCATAATGGCTAACGCGTATAAAAAGGTAATGGTGACTAAATCTTCTACGGGAGATCACTCTATTTATACATGTCCAGATGCTACAACAGCTATTATTAAAACAGCATGGGTGTATAATGGTTCAGGTGGATCAGCACAATTGACGTTAAAAATCAATACTACAACCATTGCTTATGATGGTGCAGTAGCGGATAAGTACACAAAATCATGGTTTTATCTAGGTTCTGGTGATATAGGTGTATTAGAAGCTGGAGATATATTAAAAATTAACACAAACGCACAGCCAATCACGGTTTATTTAAGTCTATTGGAGATATCATAATGATTGAAACTAAAGAAAATACTTGCTATAAGGAGAGATTATGCCTATAAAAG